CAGGTGATAACGAAAAGACTTGTACTATTACTGGTACAGATGTTTTTGGTAATGCTTTGACTGAAGTTATAACATCAACTGGATCAGCAGAAGCAGTAGCAGGTACAAGTTTATTTTTAACTGTTACCGCAGTTGAATGTTCAGCACAATATGCAGCGAACATAAAAGTTGGATCAGGAACATTGTGTGCTCAAGCAGTAGAAAGTTCTAATAGAGTAAGATTAAAAGGTATGTCCGTGGTGTCAGGTGGCACAGCAGGTGATGTAGAGTTTATAAATGGCACACCTGAAAGTGGCACTACATTATTTAAATCAAGGACTATTGGAACAGCTAATAACACCATAGATAGAACCATACCTTCTGAGGGTGTTCTGTTTGAGAGTGGAGCTTGTGTAAAGTATACTTTAGATACGGCAGATAATATAACTGTATTCTACGCATAGAGGTAGATATGGCAGAAAAAGGCACAATGAAGGGTCACACTATAAAAGGGGGACATAAACGCCCCACTAAAGCTGGTGCTGGCATGACTAAAAAAGGTGTTGCCAAGTATCGTAGAGACAACCCTGGATCTAAATTAAAAACCGCTGTTACTGGGAAAGTTAAGCCTGGTAGCAAAGCTGCAAAAAGACGCAAATCCTTTTGTGCACGTAGTGCTGGGCAGATGAAGAAGTTCCCTAAAGCTGCGAAAAACCCAAATAGCCGTTTACGTCAAGCACGTAGACGATGGAAATGTTAGGAGATTAAAATGGAAATGATGGGCGGCTCCATTGAGGAGTATAAAAAAAGATTAAACAAAAGTTTAAAACAACCAAAAAAGAATAAAAGAGGTGGTGGAGCAAATAAACCTCAAGGACCTATGGCTCAACTTGCTAAAAAGAAAAGAGATAAGTTAAAGAGTGAAGTAGGCACTAACAAAACAAAAACAAAGAGTGTTTTGGGTATAACTGATTTCGCAAAAACACCAAAACCTCCTACAACTAAAAATATAAAAAAGGGAACATTGGGGGCTAGAAATAGACCTACACCTAAAGCTCCTGATACTAAGAATATAAAGAAGACTTCTAGGGGTGACGCTATAACAGGTATGCCTAAACCAAAACCCGATTTAATTAAAAAGAAAGCCAAAAAAGGTCCTATAGTCACTAAAGAACAATTAGAAAAGTCTGGTTTATCTTTAAGAGATTACATGAACATGATGCAAGGTAAGACTCGTAGAGATAAAAAAGGTCCAGAGATGAGTGATGAGGCTTTTGAGGCAAGACGTAATAACCCAAAGAAAATGATGGGTGGTGGTATGCTTAAACCTAAAAAGAAAATGATGGGTGGTGGCATGACCAAAATAAAGTATAGAGGTGGTGGTATCGTTAGACAAGGCGTACGTCCAACTAAATACATATAGGTGTTCAGATGAGAACGTATTACAAAACAGGTGGCTCCGTAAGAAAAAAGAAAAAGAGTAAAAGCAGAGTCAACGAAGCTGGTAACTACACTAAACCATCTTTACGTAAACGTATCTTTAATAGGATAAAAGCTGGTGGTAAAGGTGGTAGACCTGGTCAGTGGAGTGCTCGTAAAGCTCAGATGATGGCTAAAGCCTATAAGAAAGCAGGTGGAGGTTACACTAGTTAATGGCGTTAAAGAAGTCACAAAGGAGTTTAAAAGCATGGGGTAAGCAGAAGTGGCGTACCAAAAGTGGTAAACCTAGTACACAAGGGCCAAAGGCAACAGGCGAGCGTTACTTACCTGAAAAAGCAATTAAGGCTCTTTCGTCCGCTGAATACGCCCGTTCTACGGCTGCTAAACGCAAGGCAACTAGAAAAGGTAAACAAGTGGCTAAACAGCCCAAAAAGATTGCTAAAAAAACGAGAGCATATAGAAAGTTTACGTAAGGTAAAAGAAAGTTTAGGATATGGCGACATCGGGAACAACAGCGTTTGACATGGACTTCACGGAGATAGCTGAAGAGGCTTGGGAACGTGCAGGTAGAGAAATGCGTTCGGGTTATGATTTAAGGACTGCTCGCAGATCCATGAATCTAATGACTATCGAATGGCAGAATCGTGGTATTAATATGTGGACTATAGAAGAGGGCACACAAGCTGTGTCTGCTGGTACATCTCAGTATACACTCCCTGCAGATACCATAGATCTTCTCGATCATGTGATACGTACAAATGCAGGTAATACCACTACACAATCTGATCTTACCATAAGTCGTATAGGTGTGAGCACATACGCATCAATACCGAACAAGTTGACAAGAGGTAGACCGATTCAGGTATGGGTCGAGCGTTTAGCTGCAGCCCCTAGAATAAACTTGTGGCCTGTACCTGATACCAGTTACACATTCGTATATTATAGAATGAGAAGAATAGAAGATGCAGGTAATGGTGTAGAAACTGCAGATATGTCTTTTCGTTTCTTACCTTGTTTGGTGGCAGGTTTAGCTTATCACATAGCTATGAAAGTGCCTGAACTAGCACCAAGAATAGAAATGTTAAAAGCAGCGTATGACGAGCAATATGGGCTAGCTGCTGGAGAAGATAGAGAAAAAACATCGGAACATTTTGTTCCTCGTGTGAATAGGATTTAAATATGTCAAATAGGTTTGCAACTAACAACAAAGCGTTAGCCGAATGTGATATATGTGGTTTTAGATATAAATTAAAAGAACTACGTGATTTGATAGTAAGAGGTAATAATACTAACTTAAAAGCGTGTATAGAATGTTGGGGTCCCGATCATCCACAGAATAGACAAGGTATGTTTCCTGTGCATGATCCTCAAGCTATACGTGATCCAAGACCTGATTTTGCTGGTTATCCGTCCAGTAGAGCGTTAATATATTCAGGTTCTGAGTTTCATAAATTAAGTTTCCCTGCGTCTGTGGTCGTGGGGCAAGTAACAGTAACCACTTCATAAGGAGAATAATATGAACAGATCTGATATGGGAAAACAAATTAATAACCCTGGAGGCAAAAAAATACCTGCTGATGCTAAAGGATTACAAGCATTAAAAAAGGAAAGGCCAGATGTGGTTAAAAAAATGGGTTTTATGAAAAAAGGTGGTATGGTGGAAAAGTATAGTAATGGTGGTTTAATCGGTGGTAAGATTAAAGCTAGAGGCGCAGGTTGTGCTAAAAAAGGTTATTCTTTTAAGGCTAGTTAAGTTATGAATTATACAAGTTTAAAAGCAAATGTAGAAGAAATATGTGAACAGACGTTTACAGCAGACCAACACGCTTTATTTGCACAGCAGGCAGAACAGAAGATATTTAATTCTGTAGAGTTACCAGCCATGCGTAATGTTGATAGTAGTAGTTTAACTGCTGGTAATGAGCTGTACACTACACCTGACGGGTATTTATACACTTATAGTTTAGCGATAGTGAACAACGATACTCAAACTTTTTTATTAAATAAAGATTCTAATTTTTTAAGAGAGGCATATCCTGTAACTACAACTGCTAAACGTGGATTACCAAAGTTTTATGCTTATCATAGCACTTCAGGTTCAAATGTAAAATTTATGTTTTCTCCAATTCCAGATGCTAATTATACATTAGAACACATATACGCAAAGTATCCTACATCTATTGTGACTGCAGGTGGCACATATCTTGGAGATAACTTCGATACAGCATTGTTAAATGGTACATTACTAGAGGCAATTAGATTTCAAAAAGGCGAACCTGATATGGTAGCTTTATATGATAAACATTTTTTACAGGCTATAACATTACTTAAACAAGCTGGAGATGGTAAACTTAGACAAGATTATTATCGTTCTGGACAGTTTAAGACTAATGTGGGTTAGGAGATATAGATGGCTATAACACAGGCTATGTGTACATCGTTTAAAGTAGCTCTACTAAATGGAGAAATGGATTTTAGTAGCGACACATCTCAGTCTTTTAAAATAGCTTTATATACATCTTCTGCAGATTTAAGTGCTGCGACTACAGCTTACAGCACAACTAATGAAGTTTCAGGCACAGGATACGATGCAGGTGGTAAGGCTATCACCATAGCAGCAAATCCTACGTCATCAGGCACTACAGCCTTTTTAGATTTTTCTGATGTTACTTGGAGTTCTTCTTCTATAACAGCTAGAGGAGCTTTGATATATAAAAGTGCGACAGGTGATCCTGCAATAGCAGTAATTGACTTTGGAGAAAATAAACAATCTAGTTCTGGGAACTTTGTTATATCGTTTCCCATAGCTGATGCTAATAATGCGATCATACGCATACTGTGATGGAGTTAAGATGAAGTTCTTGCATATATTAACTTGTTCGTGTAATAATTTAAGTAATCGTGAGGTTTTATAAATGGCTACAGCGTATACTACATCTTTAAAATTAGCGTTACCTACACAAGGAGAATTGACAGGTACTTGGGGAGACACGCTTAATAATCAAGTAACTTCTATGATAGAAGAAGCTGTTGCTGGGTTAAAAACTATAAATACTTGGAGTACAAACTCTGCTACATTATCTACAGCAGACGGCACAACCTCTGAATCACGAGCAGCTATTTTAAATTTAACAGATACAACCTCTGATTTAAGTGGTGCAGGCACTGTAATATGCCCTGCAGCAAGTAAAGTTTACATAGTTAAGAACGCTACTGGACAAACAATTACAGTTAAAACAGCTTCAGGTAGTGGTATTGCTATACCAGATGGTACAACTGGGTTTGTGTATTGTGACGGCACAAACGTACTAGAAGCACTAACAAACGTAGCTGGTAACTTAGTAGTTGGTGGTAATGCTTCTATAGGTGGTAATCTTACTGTAACAGGTACAACCACATTTAATGGTGGCACACTTACTCTTGGTGATGCTAACACAGATAACATTGTGTTTGGTGGTGAGGTAGATTCTAACATTATACCTGATGATGACGACACACATGATTTAGGATCGTCTAGTAAGAAATGGAAAGATATATACATAGATGGCATAGCTTATATAGATGCTGTAAATCTTGCTGGAACAGCAATAACTGCTACAGCAGCAGAAATAAATATACTTGATGGCGTAACGTCCACAGCATCAGAGCTTAACATATTAGATGGTGTAACATCTACAGCAGCAGAACTTAATATATTAGATGGTGTAACAGCCACCACCGCAGAATTAAATATACTTGATGGTGTAACAGCCAGTGCTGCTGATATTAATTTAATTGATGGTATTACAAATGGAACAGTATCGGCATCAAAAGCTGTAATAGTTGATTCAAACAAAGACATAAGCGGATTTAGAAATCTTAGTATTACAGGTGACTTAACAGTTGCAGGTGATGATATTACCATGGGGACTAACACTTCAGGTAACTTACTTGTTGCAGATGGAACAAACTTTAACTCTGTAGCAGTAGGCGATTTATCAGAAATATCTTCAGTAGCAAACGATGATGTATTTTTAGCAGTAGACACTTCTGGTGGTGGTCTTAAAAAGATTACAAGAAGTACAATCGTATCAGGACTAGCTGTTGGTGGTGTCGCTTTATCTAACATAGTAGAGGATACAACTCCTCAACTTGGTGGCAACTTAGACATGAATGGTCAAGATATTGTTACTACCTCAAATGCTAACATCGAACTTGCTGCAAATGGAACAGGAAAAGTAGTTGTAAAAGGTAATACCAATCAGGGAGCTATACAATTAAATTGTGAAGCAAACTCACACGGACAAATCATAATAGCTGCACCACACTCAGAAAGTGCATCTAACACTTTAACTTTACCAAGCACAGGTGGTGATGCTAGATTAGTCTCAACATCTTCAACTGCTACACTAACAAACAAAACATTAACAGATCCTGTAATAACAAACATGACAGGCTCTACAATAACATTAGACTCTGCAGGAGACATCACTCTTGATGCAGGTGGTGCAGACATATTGTTAAAAGATGATGGTACAACTTATGGTGGACTTAGTAACAATAGTGGTGAACTTCTTATAAAGTCAGGCACTACAACTGCCATGACATTCAGTGGTGCTAACGTAACACTAGAAGGTAACTTAACTGTATCAGGTACAACCACTACAGTAAATTCAACAACAGTAAATTTAAATGACCATAACATTGTATTAGATAGTGGTAATAGCACAAGTGCAGTGGTAAATGGTGCAGGTATTACAATAGAGGGTGGTTCAGGTGATGACGCTACATTTAGCTATAATACAACAGGCCCTAAGTTTGAATTAAAATTAGGTTCAAACCACGAAGATTTACAAGTTGACCAACTAATAGCAGCATCTTTAGATATATCAGGAGATGTAGATGTAGACGGAACTTTAGAAACAGACGCATTATCTATCAATGGTACGACAGTTACGTCAACCGCAGCAGAATTAAACATACTTGATGGTGTAACATCAACAGCATCAGAGCTTAATATACTTGATGGTGTTACATCCACAACAGCAGAACTTAATATATTAGACGGTGTTACCTCAACAACAGCAGAGTTGAACATCTTAGATGGCGTAACATCCACAGCAGCAGAGCTAAATATTATGGATGGTAATACATCCGCTTCCTCTACGACATTAGTAGATGCAGACAGAGTAGTAACAAATGACAATGGAACAATGAAGCAGGTCGCTTTATCTGATGTCAAAACATATTTAAGTAGTGCAGGGTTTACCACAGACGACCCAACTGCACTTGCAATAGCGTTAGGATAATAACATGGCAAATACATTTAAAACAGTCACATTTGCAGCCGAGCCAGCCAGTGCAGGGACTCCATATGTAATGTATACAGTGGCAGGAAGCACTACAACTGTTGTCTTAGGTTTAGTTCTTGCAAATATACATACAGCACAAGTTACAGCAACAGTCAGGTTAGTTAGTGATACAGGTAGCAGAGGTGGTTCAAACAACGTAACAAACGGAACAAGTATTATTGTACAAGATGCACCCATACCTGTTGGAAGTAGTTTAGAGCTACTATCGGGTAACAAAGTTGTATTAGAAGCTACCGATCAAATTACTATAGATTGTTCTGTAGCAGACAAATTAAGTGGCACACTAAGTATTATGGAGATAACATAAGATGGCATACATCGGTAATCCACCTGCTAATAGATTTGTAGCACCTAAAGCAGCGTCTGTATTTTCAGGCGATGGTTCTACAACTGCATTTACATTAGACCATGCAGTAGGGTCTGATGAAGATATACTTGTATCGGTGGATGGTGTTATACAAGAGCCATCTGTAGCATATGCAGTTAGCAACGGAACTACACTTACATTTACTGCTGCACCATCAAGTAACTCAGGTAATAATATCTTTGTGTATTATTTGTTTAGGACAGTAGGCACAGTAAGTCATCCAAGTAATAATGCGTTACAAGCATCGGATATAACCATAGACACCACGACCTTAGTAACAGATAGTACAAATAATCGTGTGGGTATGGGAATTGTAAGTCCTGATGGAACTTTGCACGTTCATTCTGCTACAGCAGGAAGTGTTACAGCTAATACGGATGCTGATGATTTAGTAGTTGAAAATAGTGGTCACGCAGGAATAAATATTTTAAGTCCTGATGCAAATAGGTCAGCCATACAGTTTGGACACACCTCTGATAATTTAAAACTGCAAATTAGACATGATGGTGGAACTAGTCTAAGTCAAATTATTTCTGACGATACACTTACCTTTAATGTAGGTGGTGGTACGGAGAGGATGAGAATTGACACGAATGGTCATATAACCAAGCCAACTCAACCAGCTTTTTCAGTAGCACCACCTAGTAATCAACTTAATGTATCAGATAGTGATGTTATTGTATTATCAAATGAAGCATTTGACCAAAATGGAGATTTTGCATCTAACACATTTACTGCACCAGTTACTGGAAAGTATCAACTACAAGTTACTGGTAGGGTTGACCAAATAGATACAGATGCTAATTGGGTTAGAATTGAAATGGTTACTTCTAATAGAGAATATCAAGAAAGTATAATTGACCCTGATGCTTTTGATAGAGATCCTGATCATTGGTCTTTTCATTTTGCTTTATTAGCAGATATGGATGCTAATGATACAGTATTTTTAAGATGGGGTCAGTCAGGTGGTAGTGCTACGGCTGACGTTGATACACAATTTCGTTTTTCAGGCTACTTAGTAGCATAAGCCAAGAGTGAAACAACTCAATCATAAAGGAGATAAAAAATGGCAAATCACACAAAGACAATAACATTAACAGATTTACAACAAAAGATTTTGTCTAATGATTTATACAATGACGTATCTGACAACAAAGGTATAGACGAGTGGTTGGATGGTGCAATCAATGGCAAGATAAACAACTGTTGGAAGCGTATGCAGACAGAGTGGACTACAAAGTTGATGAACGACAGTAGCTTCACAGACCCCATACCAAGCAACCAAGCAGACTTTGTTGCACTTGTAACTGCAAGAAGTGACTATAAGACACGCAAACAAAGAGATGATGCAAATAAAATTGAGTAGGAATAACGAATGGCATTAACAAAAATACAAGGTTCAGGCATAAGTGGTGTAACTATTTCTGCTAACAATGAAATAAATATGACATCACAACCTGCTTTTAGTGTTCACAAAAATGGCACACATCAAGAAAATTTTGCCAATGATGGTTCAGCAGTCACAGTTACTTGGAGTACAGAAAGGTTTGATAATAATAACGATTTTTCATCAAATACATTCACTGCTCCTGTTACAGGAAAATATCTTTTAACTTTGGTAATGAGAATTAATACTTTAGATACAGTGCCAACTTATTATATTCCTACGATAGTAACATCTAATCAAAGTTATAGAGACATTATAGACCCTAATTACGCATCCGACCTTAATTATAAGGCTTTTAAAGTAGTAGTAGTAGCAGATATGGATGCAAGTGATACTTGCACCGTAACAATGCAACAAAGTGGGGGAGACCAAGCTAGTGATATCAACGGTGACAATCCTTACACATATTTCACAGGTGCATTACTATGTTAGGAGATAATTTATGGCATATATAGGAGTCAGTCCATCTAACGGAGTTCGTAGGGTTCACACCTACACTGCCACAGCATCGCAGACCACATTTAGTGGTGCAGGTGCAGAGGGTACATCTTTAAGTTACAAAGACAGTAACTTTGTAGATGTGTATCAAAATGGTATCAAGTTAGGTGATGCAGACTATACATCAACAAGTGGTACATCAATCGTACTAGCACAAGGAGCATCCGTAGATGACCTCGTGGTAGTCGTAGTATTTGATGTGTTCTCGGTAGCAGACACTGTAAGTAAAGCAGATGGTGGTACGTTTGATGGTGCAGTTACTATGGCAGGTACACTTGGGGTTACAGGTGCTACTACATTAACAGGTGGTGTGTCAGGTAACACAACATTTAGTGGTGAGATAATAACATCTACAAGTGGCACATCAAATGTAAGAATTGGAGAAAATGCAGGAGATGCTATTGCAAGTGGAGGAAATTATAATGTACTCATTGGAGATGAAGCTGGAACAGCACTTACAACTGGTGATAATAACACATTTGTAGGATATGCTTCTGGAGATGCTCAAACAGTTGCAGATAACAATACAGCAGTTGGGTATGAAGCATTAAGTACAAATGTAAATGGTAGTGCATGTGTTGCTATAGGTTACAGAGCTTTAAAAACACAAAACTATGGTAGTGCTACAGATTCTTTCAATGTTGCGATTGGAAATGTAGCAGGAACATCAATAACTACTGGTACTTTAAACACTTTAGTTGGCTCAATATCTGGAGATGCACTAACTACTGGTATTACAAATGTTGCACTCGGATATGGTTCATTGACCTCTGACACAGCAGGAAACAGGTCAACTGCTTTAGGTTACAACACACTTCAGAATCAAAATCTTTCTAGCTCTACAGATACTTACAATACAGCAGTAGGATTTCAAGCAGGTATAAGTGTAACAACAGGACTCTACAATACGTTAATGGGTGGACAAGCAGGTGATGCCTTAACTGATGCTGACTATAACACTTATATTGGATACAGTGCTGGTGGTGCTGATGATTTAGGAAGTTATAATGTTGCAGTGGGAGCAGGTGCTTTATCAACTTTAAATTATTCAGGTGCAACAAATGGACAGAATGTAGCAGTTGGATATAATGCCCTACAAGATCAAACAACAGCAGTGCAAAATACTGCTGTAGGAAATCATGCTGGTGGAGGTGTTACTACAGGAAGTTACAATATCTTTATAGGAAATGCAGCAGGAGACCATGATAACCCTACTACAACTGGTGGTCCTAATATTGTTATAGGTGCATATGCAGACACTTCGGCTGGAGCAAGTACTCATCAAATTGTTATGGGGTATAATGTTACTGGGTCTGGAGATAACAACTTTACTTTTGGTAACACAGGCACAGATTCAAATATTGCTTTTGGTGCAACATCTATAACTGCGCCATCAGACATTAGACTTAAAGAAGATATTAAAGACGAAACTGTAGGTCTTGAATTTATAAATGAACTAAGACCTGTGACATTTAGGTGGAAAAAAGCAAAAGATGTGCCATCTGAAATGAAAGTACATTCTGATTCAGAAGAAAGAGTTATGAATGGTAAATATAATCATGGATTCATAGCACAAGAAGTTAAATCTGTAATTGATAAATATGACATTAAAGATGGTTTTGGAATGTGGACAGAAGATGAAGTAGATGGTAGACAAAGAGTTGCACCATCAGAATTAATACCTATGCTTGTGAAAGCCATACAAGAGTTATCAGCAGAAATAAAAGCATTAAAAAGAGAGTAATATGACAAGAACAGCAGAAGAGATAGCACAAGCACATAAGGCTTGTTTAGATGGAGCAGATACAATCAATGTTGTAATCGCTACCCATGCAAAAGGCAGTGATGCAACAGAAGATGACTTTGGACATGGCATGACACATGACGAGAAGAAAGAAAGAGTTGCTCGTAGTGTTAGCTATCTTAAATATCAGAAGACGTTAACGGATTGGGATAAAGAAGATTTTACAGTTATAGATAAAGCTATAAAAGACGCAGATATATTTACAGGAGACTAATGTGACCAAAGCAGCAGAATTAGCAAAGATGGGTGAAGTCCTAACCAATAGTCAGATTGGTAGAAAAAACATCATAATTAATGGTGGTATGCAAATTTCACAAAGATCCACATCAGAAACAGGTTTAGGTGCTGCCTCTGGTTACTTTACATTAGATAGATATTACATGGTTGAAAATGATGCTTCAGCAGGTAGATTTACTATGTCACAATCTGCTGTCACAGATTTAAAGGGTTTCTCAAACGCATTAAAAATTGATTGTACAACAGCAGATACCTCTATAGCAGCAGGTGAAGCATTAATCATACAATATAGAGGTGAGGGTTTTGATTGCCAACAACTTAAAGCAACAAGTACAACAACAAGAGCTTTTACTTTATCATTCTATGCCAAATCAAATGCAAGTAGAGCCATAGCATCAGAAATTAATTTTTCAAATGGAACAAATAAAAGTGCAAGTAAATTACACACTATTGGAACATCGTGGGCAAGATATACAATGACAGTTCCTGCTGCAAGTAGTACACAAATTGACAATGATAATTCACATGAACTAAGTGTAAACCTTTGGCTTCATGCAGGTTCTACCTTTTCAAGTGGAACAATGAGTGCATCACTAGAACCCATAACAAATGCAAATAGAGCAGTAGGAATAGGAAGCATATTTGCATCAACTGACAACGAAATAGAAATTACAGGCATACAACTAGAAGTAGGCTCACAAGCCACACCATTTGAGCATAGGTCATTTGGGGAAGAATTACTTTTGTGTCAGAGGTATTTTCAAAAGTATTCTGATGTTTCTGGAGAAGGTTATATAACAAATGGTATGATAACAGGCACTAGATTTTATGGAGTTATTAGATGGTCTACAACGATGAGAGCAGTGCCAACAGTTGCAGGAACTAGTGGTGATTTTAACGTACAAAGTTCAGCTAATAGTGCAAGTGGTTATAGTATAGATGAACAACATAATCCAACAGTTGATTCTGTCCGTCTTAGAACTGGCTCAAATAGTAACTTAACAAATGGTCAAGGTGCTATTTTAAGATTTGGAGAAGCAGGAAATTTAACAGCAGATTCGGAGTTATAAATATGGATATTCAATCAGCACAATATGTACAAGATGAAGGTGGTCAAAACAGTTGTATTAAACTTGTTTTATCAAATATGCCAAATAATGTTCCGTATTTATTAGTACCTTTGAGTAATGACAACAGACACTACCAAGCAATCCAAGAATGGGTAGCTGAAGGCAACAAGATAGAGGAAGCTGATTGATGGAAGAAAAATCAAATATTATAAGTATAAACGACAAGAAGTATGACGCTAGTAATCTCACTAAAGAACAGGGTTATTGCATAGAACAGATACAAGAGTGTCAGACAGAAGCACACAAATTAAAAAAACAATTAGATAGAGTAACTATTTCTCAGAATGTTTACACCAACAATCTCATACAACTTTTGAAAGATAAAGAGGTAAAGGAGTGAAGGTATCAGACGTGAAGGCACAAATAGACACACACGAAGCTGTTTGTGCAGAAAGATGGAAAGAGACTATATTAAGAATAAAACGTATCGAGCATATAATGATAGGTACTGCAGGAACAACAATTATCCTTTTAGTGGGGTTATTAGTAAGGTGATTATATATGGATCCTGTAACAATATCATTAGCTATGGGCGTAGCGTCAAAAGCATTTGATGCAATAAAAAAAGGATTTTCGGTAGGGCGTGACATAGAACAAATGTCTGGTGATATCGGACGCTGGATGGGAGCTGTATCTGATGTTGACAACGCTGAAAAACAAGCAAAGAATCCTCCCCTTTTCGGTAAATTGTTTAAAGCTGGGTCTATTGAAGAGGCAGCTCTCTCTGCTTATGCAGCTAAAAAGAAACTTGAGGAACAAAGATACGAACTCAAGATGTTTCTAAATATGACCTATGGGCCACAGGCTTATGACGATCTATTAAAGATGGAAGGTCAAATACGAAAAGAACGACAGCAAACAATTTACAAACAACAACAGTTACGAAGGCAAATAGGTGAGGCTATCACTTGGTTGATTGTTGTGGGTATTATAGGTGGTTTTTGCGTGTTGGTTGCAGGTATATGGATAAAAAAAGCAAAAGCATACGAGTACAAATCTAAAGATTATTCTAGGCAACAACAAGAATGGCGTAATCCAGACCCAAAAAAGTACACAACTTGTAGACTTAAAAAAAGAATTACGTCAAAATATACAGACAAAAGAGCTTGTATCTATGAGGGAGGAAATAGAACTTTTACAATGTTGATCGAAACATGGTGCCCTAAAAAATATAAGTGTGTGTATGATCCGAATGGCACTGAACCAGACATAGATAAAGTTATGGAAAGTCTTAGGAGTATAGGTAGAAAATAATGGCAGCAAAAAAATTACAAGTAAAAAGTAAATACAACGAATATGATTTAGATGGTGATGGCATAGTTTCTGATGAAGAACTTGCTAACATGAAAGAAATAAAAGAAACAGAAACCGCTCTTCGCAAGAATCTTGCACAACTACGTATGGCTAGATACACACTAATAGCTATGGGTGCGTTTACTTTAGCTATGTTTTTTGTTGATGTAGAACGTGTCAAAGCATTAGCTGACATAAGTAATTTGTTTTATTTGTCAGGAGCTGGTATAGTAGGAGCATACATGGGAACAACTGCTTGGATGAATAAAAAATGACAGCATTTATGTTAGCATGCTATCTTAACGGAGTCGCACAAGGTGCGATATATTTTAAATCTGTTAATGATTGCACATATTATACTAAATTTTTAAGTGAACAGGAGTTTGACAGCGAGCTAGGTGAAAAGCAAACATACAAATGTATATGCAAACTTGTGCCGCAAGTTAATGAAAAGAAAGTGAGGGTATATTAATGTTACAAGCACTGATAGGTCCAGTAACAGGTCTACTGGATAAGTTTATACCTGATGCAGATCAGAAGGCAAAGCTCGCTCACGAGATAGCTACCATGTCTGAAAAACATGCGCAGGAGGCTTTGCTTGCACAGTTAGAAATAAACAAAGCAGAAGCTGCTAGTGGCTCTATATTCAAGGGCGGCTGGCGACCAGCAGTTGGATGGGTCTGCGCGATTGCTTTTGCCTATCATTTTATCGTAAAAGATCTAATTATATTTGGTGCAAGTTTTGCTGGTGCAGAACTACCAGAGCTGCCTGAATTTGATATGGGTACACTTTTAACTGTTCTTGGCGGCATGCTCGGCATTGGAGGACTCAGGACATACGAAAAACAGAAGGGTTTAACAAAATAACACAAGACTTATTTAGACATTTAAGGATACATACAATGAAAAGAAAAGTTAAAAAAGTTATGAAAGGACTGCAGAAGGCCAGTAAAACACATGCAGCACAGGCTAAAATGTTAAAGAGTGTTTTGAAAAATGGTAAGAAAAAGAGGTCAAAATGAGTTTATACAGAAACATACAAGCAAAAAGAAAAAGAATAAAAGCTGGTAGTGGAGAAAAGATGCGTAAACCAGGTACAAAGGGTGCACCCACCAAGAGAAACTTTGCAAGAGCAAAGCAAACGGTAAAGAAAAAGAAAGTATAATGGCAAAAAAAAGAGATCCTAAAGTAGGGACAGGTAAAAAACCAAAGGGTTCTGGGAGACGATTATACACAGATGAGAACCCAAAAGACACCGTTGGTATCAAATTTGCCACAGAAGCAGACGCAAGAGCTACGGTTGCAAAAGTTAAGAGAGTCAGTAAACCTTTTGCGAGAAAGATACAGATACTTACAGTCGGTGAACAGAGAGCAAAAGTGATGGGTAAGAATAAAGTGGCTAGTATATTTAAAAGAGGTAAAGAAGCCATAAGAAAGGCACACAAAAAATGATGTGGACTTGGTTGCGATTAGCTAAATTTTTTAATAAGATTGGTAATTATTTTTACTATAAACACGTACAATCTTTAAGACAAAAGCAGGTAAAAGATGGACTTAGATAAATTACAAGAAGAATTAGCAGAAGATGAAGGGTGTAAATATGAAATTTACAATGATCATTTGGGGTATGCGACTTTTGGGATTGGGCATTTGGTTACTGATTCTGATTTAGAATATGGGCAAGAAATTGGAACAAAAGTATCTAAAGAAAGAGTCGATGAGTGTTTTAAAACTGATATAGAAATAACCATAGAAGACTGTAATATTTTATACAGTAATTTCAATGACATACCAGAAGAAGCTCAACTAATACTAGCAAATATGATGTTTAATCTTGGTCGTCCTCGTCTAAGTAAATTTTTAAAGTTAAAAGCAGCCGTGGATGATGAAGATTGGATGGAGGCATCTGTGCAGATGATGGACTCGAAATGGGCAAAACAAGTGCCTAATCGTGCAAAAAGGCTTTGTGAAAGAATGGAGAAGTTATCTTGGCTATTCAAGCAGTAAAATTAAAACCTGGGATTAATCGTGAAGGCACTAGATACACCACAGAAGGTGGGTATTACGATGGAGATAAAATACGTTTTAGACAGGGCACACCTGAGAAAATAGGTGGTTGGGAGCTTATATCTGCAGGAACTTATTTAGGTGTAGCAAGATCACTTCATAACTGGGTTAGTTTAGGAGGTCAAAACTTTATAGGGGTAGGCACTAATCTAAAATATTATATAGAATTAGGTGGTAATTATAACGATGTCACACCTTTACGTGCTACTGTATCATTAACTAATCCATTTACTACCACATCTGGGTCCACCACTGTATTAGTCACAGATACAAATGGAGGGTTTGTAGATGAAGATTTTGTAACATTTAGTGGTAGTAGCGCAGTTGGTGGTTTGACTATAACTGGTGAGTTTCAAATAGATTTAGTATCTGCTACTTCTTATAATATAACTGTGTCTTCTGCTGCTTCATCTTCTGCTACAGGAGGTGGGTCCGTATCAGCAGCATATCAAGTAAATGTTGGCTCTGCGTTTGCCATACCTCTTACAGGTTGGGGTGCTGGTGGCTGGGGTGCTGGTGCTTGGGGTGTTGGAGAATCTTCTATAAACGAAGTGCGTATATGGAGTCACTCTAACTTTGGTGAAGATTTAGTATTTGGACCCAATAGTGGTAGTATATACTATTGGGATGCTACGAATGGTGTTACTACCAGAGCCGTTGAATTATCTACTTTATCTGGTGCATCAGATGTTCCGTTACTACAAAATATTATTTTAGTATCAGATATAAGTCGTTTTGTATTTTGTTTAGGTGTAAATCCCATAGGAGGCAACACTATAGATCCTACTTTGGTGCGATGGTCAGATCAAGAAGATGCAGCTAATTGGACACCATCTGCAACTAATCAAGCAGGTAGTTTAAGACTGTCTCGTGGCACTAAAATAGTCGCAGCATCTCAAGCTAGACAAGAGGTGCTTGTATGGACAGATTCTTCTTTATATTCCCTGCAGTATGTTGGTGCACCTGCTGTGTGGACAGCTACATTAGTTGGTGAAAACATATCTATATCTTCACAATTATCAGTGTCTTATGCAAACGGTGTAGCGTATTGGATGGGTAAAGATAAGTTTTATATGTATGATGGTCGTACACAACCGCTAAGATGTGACGTTCGTAAATATATCTTCAATGATTTTAACACTCAACAATATGCACAAGTGTTTTCTGGCACTAACGAGTCTTTTCATGAGATATGGTGGTTTTATTGTAGTGAGAGTGTTAATAATATAGACAAATATGTAATATATAATTATTTAGAAAAGGTATGGTATTATGGTACTTTAGCACGTACAGCGTGGCTTGACTCTGGATTGCGTGATAAGCCGTTAGCAGCCACATATAGTAACAACCTTGTAAATCACGAAACTGGTATCGATGATAATGTAACTGGCACAGCAGCAGCTATAACAGCATACATAGAATCTTCAGACTTTGATATAGGTGACGGTGACAGATTCTCATTAGTAAATCGTGTAGTGCCTGATGCTTCATTTGACGGCTCTACAGCAGATAGCCCAGTTGCAACTATGACTCTACATGCACTAGGTGGCTCTGGGTCTGGTCGTAATTCACCTGCTTCAGAAGGTGGAGTTAGTAATGCTACTATAACACGCACAGCAACAAGTCCTGTTGAAGTATTTACAGATTTAATAAATATAAGAGTGCGAGGACGACAATTATCCATGCGTTTTGAGTCCTCTGCAACAGGCGTTACATGGCAGTTAGGTACACCTAGATTAGATATTAGACCAGATGGGAGGCGTTAATGGCTGTAGATAACACAAGATATGGTGTAGGTTTCCGTGCTCCAGCATTACCATTTCCTACTCCTGAATACGACCAACAAAACGCAGAACAACTTAATAATGTATTACGTTTGTATTTTACTCAGGTAGATACAGCGTTAAGAAATGCTGTTATATCGGACAGAGCTGAAGCAACAGGGTGGTTTTTAAGCTAATGCCTAATAAATACGTAAATGCAAAAAAAGATTTATCTAGCACTAGTGTGACAACACTATATACAGCACCTGCATTAACTACAGGTATTGTTAAATCTATACTCGTGTCAGAGGACTCGGGAAACGCAGATACAATAACTTTAACAATAACAGATGCAGAGTCTTCTCCTGCTACTTTTAGTTTATTTAAAACAAAATCTGTTAGTGCAAATGCTACAGTAGAACTACTAACGGCTCCTCTAGTTGTAGAAACTGGAGAAATATTAAAAGTTACAGCTGCTACAGCTAATAGATTACATGTCGTTGCCAGTATATTAGAGGTGTCGTAATGCAGACTGTAGATAGTAATAATAAATTACTTGATATGTCTAGTATAATGGCTATGGCATCAGATCAATTAGGTTATATGTACAGAGGTAGCTCTTTAAATATAGAAACAATATTAGCTACATTGGCTAAAGAAACAAGTCTGCCTGATACAGATGTAGTGCAGATAGGAAATACTGTGTTTATTGGTCATACGGGCAAAGGGGATAAAAAATCTAAAATGCACGGGAGACCTTTAAACGTAGACACAAGTAGAAATTTTATACGTAATATGTTAAAATACGGAGGATACTTGCAAGATAAAGATATTACACATTATTCTACTTATTTTAAAGGTGAAGCGTTAGTGCCTGCTATAAAAATTATACAAAAACGCTTGTTAAGTGTAGATACTGATATGTATTTAGGTCAACCTGAAGGTGATGACGGGTATCTCGTTTACGTAAAATTTGGTAAAGATCCTTTGAACGAGATGTTTTAACATGGCTCCTATTCTTGACCCCATAAAAGATATTATTAAAAAACCAATTAAGTGGATTGGTGATGTAATATCAGATGTTGGTGATTGGATTGTTGATGAAATAATTGAGCCTGTTGTAGACACCATAGAAGGCACTATAGATGCTTTATTAGACGATCCTGTAAAAACTATAGCTACTATAGCTGCGGTTGCTACAGGAAATGCGTGGGCTCTGCCTCTTATAGAGGGTGCTGACGTTGCCATAGAAGGTGGTGATATTGGTGATATTTTAGAAGCAACTGCTAAAGCGTATGTAGCACAACAAGTTGGGGCGGCTGCAGGTGAGTACGCAGGTAAAGCTGCTGCATCTAGTGCAACCTCGGCAGCACAAGCAAAAATAGTTGGGTCTATTGTTGCACAAGGCACATCTAGTGCTACAGCTGCTGTGATATACGGACAAGATCCTGTTGAGGCATTCTTGAAAGGTGGTGTGCAAGCTGGTGTGTCTGCAAGTTTAGGTCAATTATCAAAGAATACAGATTATCAAAAACTACCACAAGCAGCTAAAAATGTAATAGAAACATCTATAACGGCTACATTATCAGGACAAGATGTGACTCCTGAAATGATAGCTGGTGCAGTGACTAAAGCGTATGTAACTGCTGAAACAGTAGGATCATATTTAAACAAGACTGAATATGATGAATTTGGAGATGTATTACCTAAAGATTTTAACGATGCGCAAATTGCAGCCATAACAAATGGTATATTAAATACAGCAAATGCAGCTTTTGCAGGGGGAGATGTACCAAAAGCTATAATGGACTCTGTAATGAAGTATGGAGCTACAGAACTTAGCAAAACAATAGATAAAAAAGTTAAAAATACAATAGATAAAGTAACAGGTAATTATGAAGTTACTCAAGAAAAAGCACAAGAAGTTGACGATGCACTAGATGACTACGAAGCAGCAGCAGCTAATTATAATTCCGTTGCTGATGAGATGAAGCCTAGATTTGATGAACGTGCTAGATTAAAAGGCATCGTAGATGATTTAAGAGTTAAATTACAAAATACAAACACAGAAAACGAACCTGCTTATCAATCTGCTTTAGATAAATATAATTCAGCTGTAAAAACGTATAATTCTTATGCTACACAGTTAGATAAAGACTATACAAATAATTTTAAACCTTTGTTAGATAAATACAAAGCTGAAGCAGATGCAGCGTATGGTTCTCTTGATAAATTAACGACAGAATATAACACGTTAAAAGATGCGTTAATATCCAGTGGAGATCAGTTGGATGACGTGCTTAAACCTGTTCAAAGTGCAACTGATAAAGCATTTGTAACTGCTATGATTGGTGAGGATTTTAACCCAGAAGAATATGCAAAATTAAATGGTTTAGACGATGGCGGAGAAACAGGTGAAGCAGTAGATCCGTACTATCATTGGCTTACTGTAGGTAAAGAAGAGGGTTTACCTGTAAACGCAGAACAATATAAGGTGCAATATACACAAAAAAGAAGTGATTTGTTAAATGAAGCCTTAAGTAAAGCAGGACTAAATTTAAGTAATTTAACCAAAGAACAACAAAAAACTATAATAGATAATTTTGATGCTAATTACGACGATATACAAACATTAAATTTAGTAGATACAGATAGTCTTGGATTAGATATAAGTAAAAATTATTTAATAGACTCTATTAACAACTCTAATGCGTCTCAAGAACAAAAAAATAAATCAATAAATGATGTTAATACGCTTTTTAATGAAAATACGTCAACAGAAGAAAAATTTAACCAAGTTAAGTCTGTTACCAATAATGTTAAAATAGATTCTGGTCAAGTAGTTGCAAAAGCAGAGGGCATAACTGATGAAGATATAGTCACTGGTAAAGCTCAAATACATATAGATAAAAATGGGTTAGTAAATTGGAACGACATTAGTGGATTAGAACTCCCAAAATGGGATTCTAGGTATAATACAGTAGTAAAGAAAGTACCACATCCTACAATATCTGGCGCATTTGCTGTGGTAGATGCAGGCACAAACAAGTATTTAGATATTAACGAAGATGGTAGTCCTACAGTTCGTATTCCTATAAATGTTGGAAATACCCTTGAAGATTTACGAAAAAACGACCCTGCTTCTTGGGCTAAACATGTAAATAGTTTGGGGTATAAAGGTGGTCAACTTTTAAATGAAGTAACAAATGCTGTAAAAGGCACTATGGTTGACCACTATGAGTTAGTAAAAAATATCTACAAATACGCTGCTGAAACAAACACAGGTAAAGATATAATAAATAGTGATGGGTTTAAAAACCTTAGTGGTATTGCTGCAGAAGCAGGGGGAGAACTATTACAAGCTGCTAACACATTAGTATTACTTGTAGGTATAAATCCTGCATCTACTCCACTGGGTAAAACTGCTAGAGAAATGATATCTCTCGGTGGGGATATGAAAACTGATGAGTGGAAGGCGGCTAAAAAATCTATAGACGATAGAATAGC